CATAGATAAAGCAAATGAATTCAAAGGCGGAGCCGGCGGCGGGTTCGGCGGCAAGGGCATATCGGGTGGCTGGGAGGAAATGACAACAGGCGAAGGTGCGGCGGCACAAATTGAGGCGGCCAAAAAACAGATTGCTGATGCTCAAAAATTAATAGAAACAACCCGCAAATCATTAATTACCCGGCTAACATTAACAGCTAAATTTTATGAGGATATGGGTGACTATGGTAAGGATTATTTAAAACTTCGCGAAAGGCTTCTCGACCAGCAGGTCGCCCAGTATAAAGAGACAATCAATGATGAGGTCTTACTCGGTCGATGGAAAGAATCGGAGCTTGAAAAAATAGAAAAAGATATTACTGAAATCCACAGGCAGGAGACAATCAAGAGGCTTAAAGAATCCGATAAAATTAAAGATGGATTCAAGGCTGCTTATATGGAGGAAGGCTTTCAGTTAAAGACATGGGGTGATATCGGTTATGATGTTGCTTATGCACTCCGCGATTCGATAGCGGGATCGCTTAGAGATATAATAATGGAGTCTAAAAACGCGACCGAAGCGATGAAAGGTTTCGGTCTTTCAATTGCAGATGCAATTGTCCAGATAATGGCAATGGAAGCTGCAAAGCGATTAGTCTCCGGCGCTGGAAATTTATTTGGTATTGAACTTGCCGCCGGTAAGCACGGCGGCGGAATGGGTTACGAGCGGCCGTCTTTTGTTGAGGCTGTTCCTGCTTCTGTTCTTGCCCGGGCGCCCAGCTTACATACCGGCACAGACGAATATTATGCGAAGCTCAAATATAACGAGGGAGTTTTTACACCCGGTCAGATGAAGAATCTCGGCCCGGCCGGTGGCAATGTCAGTGTTAATGTCAATGTCATTAATAACAGCAGTCAGCCGGTTAATGCTAAGCAGGAAAAAACAAGTTTCGATGGCAAGGGTTATACGATTGCCGTGGTTCTGGAAGATTTAAGGCAGAACGGACCGATTCGAAAATCAATGAGAAGAGGAAGATAATGGCAAAGCCGTTTCCGACATTCGATTTGAGCAGAAGCCCGGTTGTCGATAACTGGACAGAAGGCCGGGCCGTGGACCCGACTATACGCGGCGATTATTCTTCCGGTGCCATGTTCTCTCGAGCGAGATTTACCGGCCCGATTCTAAAGACAAGAAGAATAACATATCAAGGTCTGACCTATGCCGACAAGGAAATTCTGGCCGACTTCGAGGACGATGTAAAAATCGGCTCAGCGGCCTTCGAATGGCGAAATCCGATTACGAAAGAAGACTGGGAAATGAGACTTAATGCTCCGATGGATATAGGGCTGATGTCAAATACCAACGAGTATTATTACGCACATATTGAAATGTACGGCAAGGAGATTCAAAAAATGAGACAGGCAATTATACGTATTGAAGATTTGGCGGCGGGAGCGGATATTGCCGATCGACCGATATTCGTCAATCCCAAGGCTGTAACAATCGAATCTATAGGCATTTTGACCGAAGGAGCACCGGCTGGTATTGATGATGATAATACAGCCGTTCTGCTGATAGAAGATGATGCATCCAATGCTGTTATAACCAAAACTTACAATACGGCAACACAGCCGCCTTCGAGTGATTATGAGGACTTGGGCAATCTTGATAATACATCACTGAATGCCGGAGAACATTTATTGTTTTCTCTGACTCAGGGTGCTGCGGCCAATATGCCGGCCTTTTCAATTATTATAGAATATTATTATACGGATTAAAAAAATGCCATTCGATTTACCTGCTGATATAAACAAAAAGAAAAATAAGCTTGCAACCGGTTCTGCCTGGCTGTGGCTGCTGGATATTGATATAGATGGAGTAAGCGATATACTTAGATTAGTTAATAATAATGAAAATATCATTTATGATGGCAATACATATATAAAATGTAACTTTGAGCTGGGTGAATGGAATCTGACCGAATCCGGCCGGCTGCCGAACCGAACTATCAATATCACCAATGCCGATCTCATTAAATTTTTGTTGCCTTATATCGAGGATTATGACGGGATTATCGGGTCAACTGTAACTGTCACACCAGTCAATTCGGATCATCTCGAACTGGATATGTCCTCGAAGGCCCAGGAATATATCGTTTTACAGTCTTCGCCGGGCGAGGACTGGATATCGTTTGTCTTGGGCGCACCTAATCCTTTGAATCAGCGTTTTCCTTTGAGCAGATATTTCGGGCTTCACTGTCGTTTCGTCGGCCATTTTAAGGGCGTCGAATGCGGCTATGCCGGTGAAGATGCGACCTGCAAAGGTACTCTTGCTGATTGTATTGAAAAAGGAAACGAAACGCGGTTCGGCGGTCAGCCGGCATTGAGGTCAAAAACTGTGAGATTCGCATGATTAAATTAAGTGATCTAATTGGTAAGCCTTATAAAGACGGAGGTCGCGGACCGGATTATTACGACTGCTGGGGTTTATGTATGGAAGTCGCCCGGCGGGCGGGGATAGAATTGCCCGAATTTAATGTGGCTATCGATAATGAGCTGCGCGGCCGGTTAATTAACGAGCAGAAAAAGGCGGGTTTTCACAGATTGAATAAACCGGTATCTTGGTCTCTGGTCTTATTTCGTATCTGGGATGATCATAATAATACTTTGTGGCATGTCGGTATTGTCCTCGAAAATTGCAGGCAATTCATTCATATAACAGGCAATTCTTTTGTATGTATTACTGATTTAAAAAGAGGATTTTGGGATATCCATCTGGAGGGTTTCTACAAATATGCAGCCGATTAAACTGATAATAGTAACTAATCCTTTGGAACCATCAAAGGACAGGGAAATTCTTGAGATTGAATTTAACAATCAAGATATTTCTGAAATAATTGACCAATATGCTGCTGGATTAAATGAATTAATAATATTTATCAATCAGAAATGTATTGAGGTTAAATCAAAGCACGAATATAGATATCAGATCGAACAGGGTGATGAAATTATATTTGTACCCGCCACAAGGGATATTGTCAGTGGTATCTACGCTGTTGCATCATGGGTCGCTACTACACTTGGTTATCAATCCGTCAGTGCCATGATCTGGTCGGCCGCCATTAGCGCTGGTATTTCAATCGGGGTTGCCTATCTGATTAAGGCAATCGGACCATCAATGCCGGAATCGGAATTTGCCGTTCCGTCCCAGACTTATTCATGGAATCCTCAAACTTTGCAGCAGCAGGGTCTTGCGGTGCCGCGGGCATACGGTGAGAATAAACTTTACGGCAATATAATTTCTGCATGGACTGAGCCGGACAATGATAACGATGGTCGAAGTGAGATACTTTATATGCTGCTGGGACTTGGAACAGGACCCGTCGAGGGAATTATAGAGGGAAGTATCCAGATAAATGATCAGAGAATAGATAATTTTAATTATCTTGATATTTATGAAAGAAGAGGATTAATTAGTCAGGAAGTCATTTTTTCCGAATGCAAACTTCAATACAATCCGCAATGGACGGTGACACATAACGGCGGAGCCCTGATATGGACAACGCCTGACAATGATTTCGATAAGCTTGAGATAACACTCGGTCGGTCCGGTTATTATTACCGCGAATCCGGAAAACGCGGCACGATAACGATGGATTATAAGATTGAAATATCCGAGCATAATGCCGATTCCTGGAATACACTTGTCGATTCAACCTTCATTCTATACCCTGAACTAAGGCAGGATAATTTTATATCGGATCATACATACGATGGCGGCTCACCGGTCACGATTGAAAAAGGCAAGCGATATGATATCCGGATAACAAAAGACAGCGGCGATATAGATATTGACCGGGCAAAGAATGATTTAAAATTAATGTCTATAAGAGAGGTTGTTTCTATTGCATTCGAATATCCGAATCTGGCGATTCTCGGCCTTGAAGCACTCGCAACAGAGCAGATTTCCGGCTCTTTGAAAGTTTCCTGCATTCAGCAGGGACGGGTAATGAATGTTTATAACGGCTCGGAATGGATCATAGAATATTCGAATAATCCCGCCTGGGTAATCTGGGACATCCTTACCCAGCCGGTGATAAGAGGAAATCAGACCGGATGTTATCCGATATTACAATGTACCACACCACAGGAAGATCCCGGCCTTCCTCATACTATACCAATTTCAAATTTTGCAGAATTGCAGGCAATGGAAAATGATCTTACAGGCAATTACTATTTAACGGGAGATATTGACGCCTCCGGCGATGCTTTTGATAAGATTGGAACAAATGTCAATGATCAAAGATTTACAGGCACTTTTGACGGCTGCGGTTATACAATTTCAGGATTAAATATAAGCACTACAAAAAGCTATGTCGGGCTTTTTGGTTGCATTGCCGATGGTGCAAAGATAGCTAATGTCACTTTAGATGATTGTGAAATTTCAGGTGATAGCGTTACTGGTTCTTTAATTGGCATGATAAGATGCGCTTCTGGCGGTAGTATCCTTGTCCAGAATTGTCATAGCTCAGGGAGTGTCAGCAAGGACGAAACGGGGGGAAGTTATAACTACGGCGGTTTAATAGGGCAAGCCTATGCTGGAACGGCCGATTCTACAATACAGATTTACGATTGCAGTTCATCATGCACGGTAACGCAAACATCTACTTATCCGGGTAATCAAAACATAGGTGGTTTTGTCGGGAGTATAACTTCAAATTGCACAATCTCTAATTGTCATGCCACAGGCGATGTAAATACGAATTATTGTGGAAATGAAGCTGCTGGTTTCGTCGGCTCTATTGCAATAGCGACAGAAGGTCAATCAGGTTCGATAACTTACTGCTATGCGACGGGAAATGTTTACGGCGAAAACAATGCCGGTGGTTTTTGCGGCGTCCATGAGCAAGGTACGACAATATCAAAATGTTACGCGACGGGAACAGTTATAGGGCAGACTTCCGGTGCGGATAATGGCACAGGTGGTTTTATCGGTGAAAATTCAGGTGGTGAAACAAACGATTGTTATGCGTGGGGCGATGTGACCGATAACGGTGACGGTGGTGTCGGTGATGATTGTGCCGGTGGTTTTATCGGTCTTGAATCTTCGGGCGGCAGTTCTACGGTTACGAACTGTTATTCGATAGGAACGGCAACGGCTACGACTTTGTCAGGTGGATTCGTAGGCCATAACGCACCTGATATAACTGCTTGTTTCTGGGACACAGAGGCTTCGGGCAATGCAACATCTGACGCTGGTATCGGTCATATAACTTCATGGATGAGAACACAGAGCAATTATGAGGTTGCCGGCTGGGATTTCGATGATATTTGGGAGATGGATGATTCGATAGCTTATAATATAGTCCGTTACGATGGCATCGATCCGGCCAGATTATTGCCTTATCTGGATAAATGGTACGAGGCTGCCCAATATTATGATGAATTAGTTGATGATGGCGAAGAGGGAATGGAAAAAAGGATTACATTCAACGGTGTATTCGATGCCGGTACAAATGTATGGGACGCTGTTCAGCAGGTATGCGCAATGGCAAGATGCGAAGTCATACCAATGGGCAGAAATTATACAATTGTTGTCGATAAGCCCTGGTCGGGGGCTGCCGTTCAGCTCTTTACCGCTGGTAATATCAAACCTGATACTTTTCATGTCAATTACCTGCCGCTGGATGACCGTGCGGGAGAGGTCGAGATTGAATATCTGGATTCGGCACTTGATTACGAGATGAATCCCCTGCTTTATTGCGACCAGTCGATAAATAATCCGAACAAGAAGCTTACATTGAGCGGTTTCGGAATAATAAAGGCCTCTCAGGCCTGGCGAACGGCATATTATGAATTGGCAAAAAACAGGTTATTAAAATATATGGCCGAATTCGAAGCGGCCGTCGATGCGATAGTCTGTTCCAAGGGTGATGTGATTGAAATAAGGCCGCCCTGGCGAAACGGCGGACGCATTGTGAGCTGTCCTGCCTCAAATCAGATAATAGTTGACAACGATTTAATTGATACGGGAGCGGATACTGTAATTATCCGGGTCCACGATCCCGATACCGGCGCTGATAGTATCGAAACTCATTCGGTTGGCAGTGTAATCGGCGGACTGATAACCATAACTGATACATGGACTAACAATCCCAAAAAGGATGATATATTTTCATTCGGTCCTACCGATGATGTTACTAAATTATTCAGAGTTATAGGTATCAGTGAAGGTGGCGAGCTTTCTTACAAAATAAAAGTCATCGAATATAATGAGAATGTTTATGACGGTGACGACAGCACACCTGAAATACCGATTCAGGGTTTTGTTACACCCCAGTCGGCGCCATCACAGACAAGGCCGGTCAGCAGGGGTGAGATTCAACAGACTTATCCGCCTGAAATATGGTCGGAATCCAGTTATGATTCCGCCTCGACAACCAATATATCCTTCGACAATAATCCGTCCGCCGGCAGTATTGCCTGGTCTGCCGAAGATGGTGAGACGGAGCTGCTTTTTACCATTAATGGTGTCGATTACGAGATTACAGAATCCAGCACGACGAAAAAATATATTTACTGGGACAGCAATTACCCGACCGAATTCAAGAGCACCGATGATTTTTACGAGGCCATCGGTGATACCAAATGGCTTATTTGTATTAACGATAACGGCTATGCATGGCCGAGATACGCATGCAAGGCGGTTCACGGCGATGCCGTTTTGGCCGGTCCGATACTCGATAAAATTATGACTTACGATGATGAAATACTCGTTTACGATGGCGATATAGTTTATATGGATTAGGAGAAATTCAAATGCCACAATTCAGAGAAAAAGGTCTTGCTCTGGCAAGCGGCGATAATTCTGTCGATCTCAACGCCGCCGCCGACACCGAGACAAATCTGTATTTAGCACCATTGGGCAAAGATTTTTACCCGATTATGATAATACTCGACGAGTTTAGTGCCGCCTGTACGACTGCGGTTATAACGGCCGGGATTGCCGGCGGTACATGCGATGAATTTCTGGGCGATCAGACCTTAACGAATATATCAGGAACGAGCGGATATGTTATATTAATGCCGGTTCCTAATGCGACGCCTGCGGAGTGCACCAAGATAGCTGCGGGCGAGACGTTCGCAATTGAGATCACTACACCTGAAGGCAGTGCTCTGACCTGCCGGGCCGAGGTGCTGGGATTATTGAAACCCGCGGCGTAAAAAACAGACATCATAAATTCCTTTAACCCGTTGGATAGATGGTAATGTCTTTATCCAATGGGGTGAAACCCCCGCGTCCAGTTTTGCCTGCCCCCGCATATCCTGATGCGAATCGGGGCGGCGGGTTTGACAAAACAGCGGGGGTTTATTTTACCGATTTTGGTTTTTCGTAAGTCCAGTTGTCGGACGATAGTCTGTATTGGTAGCCGATAATCGTATTGATATCGTTCAGCTTGCGATTGATTATCACAATCTCTATATTTGACCAGACCATTCCGGTACTCAGGCCGACGATTAAAACAAGAAACGCGACAAGATAGAATTTTTTGACAAACATAATTTCTCCCTCAAAATGGCCGGCCGGGGATATTTTCAGTTCCCGACCGCCCGAAAAACAGAAAAGTTTGTTTAATTACAATTAAGGTGCGGCCGCTATTTTTTTCCATGTTCCCGTATGATCCAGAGTATAGCCCTGTTCTTTCCATGTCATATCGGCGCCCGGGGCTGTTCCCGAAGGGGGGGAAACTGTAATTGTGTAAGTGCATGGATACGTTCCATCAGGTGTTATATCAACATTTGAAAGAACATAGCATGAATCGTCGAAATACCTGCCGAGCAGGTCCTGGGCCGTTAAAAAATCGAGAGGATCAGTTGTTCCCGTAGGAAATTCCGATTCCATCTCATCGCCCATTTCGGCGGCCATTGCCCTGATCGAGGTCGCCAGCGAGCCGGCACCCGCCTTGCCCTCAGACCAGCGGGCCGACTCCAGTCTTGCCGTCATCATGGGCACTAAAATAGCTGCTAATACGGCAACAATCAAAACCACCACCATCAGCTCGATTAATGTAAATCCTTGCTTTCTCATAATA